TAAGAATGAACCTCCTGCACCTGTGATAGTTCCTGTAACTACTAAGTCTCCTGTTACTTCTGCTCCTGTATTTGTGGTTTCAAATCTTTTAGTTCCATTATAATATAAATCAACTTGTGCATCTACTATTGCTTGAATAGAAAACTCACTTGTTCCATTTTTAATTAATCTCCATTGATTTGTATATGTGTGATTGACTGTTCCACCAGTTGATTGTATATAATTATTTGAACCATCAAAATAAATAGATAAATCTGCTGAATTACCCATTAAGATTTTAGAAGTATCAGTAAACGTAATGTCATCCCCTGCACTTACAGCTATGTCTTTTCCACTTGTTGTATTTCCAAATCCTAATACTTCTGTTAATGTATCTGTTTGTGAAAATTTAGTGTCTACATACAGTTTAACTGCTGCACTTGTTGGTAGTGATGTATTATTATCAAAGTTTTCTAAACCATCAGTAGAAGTTACATAACGAGTTATAGTAACACCTGTGCCTGTATCTTTTAATGAACCCCATTCTAAAATATTAGAAACCTTAAAATCCCCTGCTGTGTTTAAATAAAGACCTGATTGATTTCCTGAACCATCAGTTAATTCTTTTAACGTTGCAGATATTGCAGCATTATCAATAGTCTTTAAAAGACCTTCATAAGTCTTCGATATTTTTGTGTTAAATAATGTTGCCATTTGTTGATTTTTTTATTTTATTATTTTTAGATTTCTTTAAAAAGACCTTTAACTTTTTTATATTTTTTTCTTTTGGTTTATAAATCATTGCTTTACGTTATAGTACCCACCCATTAAAAGTAGCTTCATAGCTTGGATAAATATCATCATTCGTATTGCTAGTATATTCAGGATATGTAGTTTGGTTAAAACTCATAAAATCAATAAACCTTCTTGAATACCATTCTGCATTTGTTCTAGCCTTTTCAACTAAGAAATCTATTTCGTTTTTATCTGCACTAATTGAATTTTCTGAAGTATGTTTAAAGACACCACCATTTTTTACCTGATAAGCAGCAAAAGGAAAATAGTTAGATTGTGCATACCAAATTAACATAGGTACAATATATTCATCTAAAATTGTTTTCCATCTTGCATTCACAGGTAAGTCAATATCAGGTATTGCAGCACTTAAAGCATTATACATATCTGTTCCTATAATCTGTTGGACGTCAATTTCTTGTGCTATCTTGATAAATTGTATAAACTTATCTGTGTCAACGTTTCCATCGATGATAGAATTACGAACTAAATCTGTTCTGTTTATGAATAATTGTGTTGCCATTTATCTTCTTTTATTAGTTGGTAAAAATCCTTCGTTTGGCATATCAATAGGTCTTTTTGCTACCAATGCACTATTTTTTTCAGGCTTAAAACCTGCCTTTCTAGCTTGGTTTACACTAACAGTTGGTGCTAGTGGACTATTTATATCAATACTTCCTTTTCCTTTCTTCATATAAGTCTTTCTCATCCAAAAATGGTGACAAGCACCACCTCCTTTGTAAAACCAAATGGAATAGGTATCTGCACCTCGTGGTCCCCATCCTGCATTTACAGCTTGCTTACTCATCATTTCAATATCTTCTTTTCTGTATATCTTTTTAGCTGTTACCATTTTCTGACAAAAATCTCTAGTTACATTTTTACCATCTGTAAAAGTATCTTTTAAAGGTGCATATTGATAACGAACTTTAAACTGTGTTCCATCAACATTTTCATCTTGACTACTTTTTGCATTTGGTCTAGCTGTTCCTGTAGATACAAAATTCCATATCTTAGAAAGTAAACTTTTATCTTTTTTATTTAATTGGTCTATTTGATAATCTAAAGCATCTTCATCTTCATAATCAACTTTCCTTTCATCTATTAATTCCCATTCAGATAAATCTTCATCTTCACCAAATGATTCTAAAGATATTTCAGATAAACTTGTTTTGTCCATTTCTACCCCTGTTTCTTCTTCAATAGTTTCTTTATCTTGTATTGAACTATCTACTTCAGTAAATTCTAAAGGTTGTAAGGTCGTAAAGTATAGGTTTAAGCTAATTTCATTGTATGCTAGTAATATATCAAAGGAATCTATTAAAAGTTCTTGAAATGGTCTTATAACTGTGTTATCCATTAATAAAGATGCCGTCTTAATTTCATCTGCATTACTTGAGAAACCTGAACTGGTTCTAATACCTAATAAAAAAGGTGATACAACTCTATGTGCTACCTGTATTTTAGACTGTGATTCCTCTGATAAAAATTGATATTGATTATGTGCATCACTTAATTGTACAGGAGTTATTTCTGCTTGGCTTTCTTTATTGTCGTTAAAAGCTAAAATGAATTTACCTGCATTAGAAGTACCTGAAAACTTCTGTGCTATTTTTTGTTCTATTAATTGTCTTTCCTGTTGGTTAGGAGTTCCATTGTTAAAGTTGATTAACATACTAGGTGCGAGACCATTAAGTATGTTATTCAAGTGATAGTTAGAAACTTCTTCTTCAAGTTCAGCATATTGTAAACCACCTTGGTAATCCACAGGAGAATAGTAGTAAAATCCTGATTTATAAGGCTTTATATAAAATATCTCAATATTTTCTTTAGACATTCCATAAGCAGGAATTCTTAAAGGGTTATCAGTTCTTTTTATATTTGCCCAATCTTTATAATAATAATAAGCAGGTATATCACCCTTGTCATCACATTTTTCTGCTCGTAAAGTTTCAACAGGCATATGCTCTAACTGTGCAATTGTTTTTCTATCCTTAGAATAAATAACCTGAACAGCACATTGCCCCATTAATTTTAAATCATAGCATAATTTTCTAACTACATCTTTTTTAAACAAAGAAACCATTTGAGCATATTCATTTGGCTTAGCACTTGAATTAGTAGCGTTTAAACCTTTTCCATAAATAGCTTGGCTAATACCATTGATAGCAGCATTATTTGTGGGGCTTCCGTTGTACCTGTCAATTAGATATTGAAAGTAGTTATTGTCAGCACCATATTCAATCCAATCAGCACCATTCACTTCCTTAACTTCAGGACTTGTATATGTACTTAAATTTACAAATCCAAATTCAGAAACCTTAGATTCCTTTTTGAATTGCCCTTTATTATTTCTTAGTCTTGTTTTCATCTTACTATATAAGTATTATCAAAGCCATCGTAGGACTTATATTGTCCTTTATTTAACTCGTAATGGTCATTATCATTTAATTGGTCGATATCTTGGTCTGTACAAAATATTTTATCTCTAAATATGTCTTCTTTATAATCAGAATCTACTTGCCATAATATATCATATAAATTCCAAAAACTGTTATTTGTGTTCCAATAGTTATAATCTATATATAAATGTAAATCAAAAAAATGATTTTCAACTAACAAAGGATTAAAAACATTATCAAAATTCAGATAATTCCCTAAAGTTGTTCCTGTTGTTATATCATAAAAAACAGTTACGTTTGTGCTATCATCTTTAATAGACATAGTAAACTGACTATCATTGTATTGCCTTGGAATTACTGATAGTGTTTGTGCAGATGCAGATGTTGTTAGTATAATCATTACATATATAACGAAAAAAAATAAGTAATTTGTAAAATGAATAAGACAAAAAAAAAGCACCCTGTTAAGGATGCTTCATTTTCTAACTAAATAATATTATGCAGTTGGGTCAATCTGTGTTACATCTGCTGTAACTGCTGCATCTAAGAAATAAGGTGCAGTTTCTTCCATTCCTTCAAATGTTAAAGTGAATCCCGAAAGGTCACCTGCTGCTGCTCCTGTCACTACAGTTCCACCTGTACATTCCATTCCGTTTTCAAATCCACAAAGGAAGTTATTCCCATAGTAGTCTTCTACGACAATGTATGGACGAGCTACTGCTAAAGTTTGTAATTCAGATTGCGTTTTAGCATCTAAATAAGTCAAAGTTAAGTTTAAAGTTTGAGTATAAAATGTAGTTCCATTTTCTCGAGACGAGGTCACACTCGTTTCTAGACTAGAATTACCTTTTACATCATATTCAAACCAACTTGGTGCAGGAGAACCATTTGTAATAGTCGCTTCCTTAGTTGTACTATCTACTGCTATAGAAGCAATCGTTCCATAGTCTGCAAATAATACTTTCTTGATGCCTCCAAAGGCACTTTTACAAGGTAATTTTCTCCCTGTCGTTAATATACAAGCCATCGTTTTTTATGATTTTAAAAAAAAAGGGTAAGTAGAATTCTACCTACCCTAATTTATGATTATTAATTAATTCTAAGCGTATTCAACGATGTCAGAAGCAATTCCAAATTGAACTGCAGAAGTAAATCTCATTACCATTCTTACATTGTTTGAAGCATCTAAATCGCTCATATCTAAAACCTTAACTTCTTGTGTAGAATTTAACAATCCTGTTCCAAAGTATAAGTTTGAACGTTGTGCAACATACATTTTGTTAGCTGAAAGTCCCGGAGATACAAATATTTTAACACCATTCACAGTTAAAGAACCATTGTTCCACCATTGAGTTCCCATATTAGAAACACCATTTGCCCCTAATCCGTTAGCTGCAAATCCTCCTAATGCCTGAACATAGAATTTAGCTGCTGCAGAACCTACATAAACAAATAAATCTTCCTTACCATATAATTGAGCAGGAATTGCATCAACTACTTTAGATAATTCTTGAATAATATTTGCTGCATTTAATCCACCTGCTATTGCTGCTACTTGCTGATCTGCAGGAATATCCCCTGCTGCTGCTGAAGCTGCAATTAGTTTTTCAAATCCATCAAATGAATTATTTGTTGCTGCTGCAGTATCTCCTTGCCAAATACAGAATTCTGTGTTTTGTGCTACTTCTGATGCAACGTGTGCAATTAAGAAGTCAGAGAATTTTGGAGGTAAAGTTTGACCTAAACCATATCCCATAGATTGAGATTCCCAATCGTTTACGAAGTCATACTTACATAATTGTAGGTTTACTTGTAATTCAACAGGTTGGATAATTCTTTCAGTTAATGTTACTGAACTGTTTGGTGTAAAGTCACAAGATGCAGGGCTTACTAAAGCACCTGTAGCTAGTTTCTTAATCACTTCTTTAAAAGCAATGTTTGCCTTTACTGTTAATCCTCCATCATCAATAGTAGATGCTGAAAGCAAAGCAGCTGCGATATACTCACCTGCGAACTCACCTGCATAGGTAGTCGTTATGTTTACAGCAGTCGCTAATTGTACGTTTTTTAGATTACTCATTTTTTTATTTATTTAATTTATTTAATACTCTGTCTAAAGTTGTATTGAATCTTCCTTTTGCAAATTCAAATTTTGTTTTTTGAGGTGTTTCTCCTTCAGGATTGTGTTTAATTGGCTTAGAAGCAGGTTCTGATAATTCTGTTTTTAGTTCTTCAGAAAGTTCTTCAGAAAATTCTTCTTTAATGGTTCTAGATTTTGGTTGTCTTGAAACTTCTTGTTCCATTTCAACTTCTTCATCTTCTTCCATTTTACTTTCCTTATCACCTTTTAAATCAGCAATAGCATCTTCAAGGTTTTGGATTCTTCCCATCATATCACGCATCATATCATCTTCTTCAGCGTAACCTTCTTTTTTTTCTTCTTCTAAATCAGAAGTAATTTCTTCATCTTCTTCAGTTTCCTTTGCAGGTACTTCATCAGATACTTCTCTAACATCTGCTATTGAACCTTCTTCTTCAACAACTACTAACCTACCATCTTCTAGTAAATATTCTCCGACAGGCATTGCTACCTTTTCATCATCAGTTACTATGAAAATTTCTTTTCCTTTTTCAAATGAGTCTGCACTTACTACAGTTCCATTTTCTAACTTCATTTCTTCAAGTTTTACCTCGATATTAAGAAGTGTTTTAATTTGATTTAACATTTCGGTTGATTTCATATTATTTATATAACGATTATTAATTTACTTTTTGCATTTTCAATCTGTTCTTGTTATCACACCTATGCCTTGAGCCTGCATAGAACCATCACAGCATTCAATAGAATACTTATTAGTGTCCCAACATAAACAAGCCCTAGAACCCCCTGTAGGACTTGTTCTAGATGGTATAAAAGTTTTTTTATTACTTGTATTTCTGCCCATTATTTAGAAGTTAAAATTTCTTTTATTTTTAGTAACGTATTTTTATCAATTTCACTTGACATATCTTCTTTAACCTTTTCTTTAGGTGATTCCATTTTGTCTGCAAAGTAACCCTCAATAGAAAAACCCTTAACTTTATTTGTTTTAACATATTCATTCCATATTTCATCATTGTTAACTTTAACTGCACCCATCCAAGTTCCTAAAGGTACATTCAATCCGTACTTTCTAGATTTGTCTTGTACCTCATCTACAACTATCCAAGATTCTACTAATGTTAAACCTTTTAAATCTTTTTCGTGTTCTAAAGTGGAATTATTCTGATAGCCATTTCTTAAATACATTTGTGATGCTTTAGAAATAGTATCTTTTGAAAAGAAAATATAATAATCTCCTTCACTACCTGTTCTATAAATAGGTTTGTTAGGAATTAATAAAGCACCTAGTAAGATTCTTTTTTCTTTATCTATTTCAGCTAACTTTATTTCTTCAGTTTTTAAAGCAACAAAGTCAGATTCTATGGCAGGTGATTCTACGATTGAAATCGCTTCAATTCCACTTTCTTCTTGTTCTTCGTCTAATATTAGTTCAACTATTCTCATAATAATATAACGTATTTAATTTTAAATTTTGTTTTTTTAACCTATTGTAGCATCATCAATAATATTTCTATCTAGTTCTTGTGCTGTTGTAACTGAACTAGAAACAACGAATGCTTGAACAGGTTGTTGTGATTGACCACCTATTGCATCTGCTAATTGATTTGTTCCACTTGCCCCTACTGTATTAAATGCCGGTGGCATTGATAATGGTGCAGGTGTTGGACTACCTTTTGGTGTAGACCCCCCCCCTGTAACAGGTGGCAATTGAACACTTAATATCTTTTTAACGTTTGCTATTCCTGAAATACCAATAGCAGCAGCATTTGCAAATTTTAAAGCAGTTTCAAAAGGAGTTACTGTTGTAGCAGCTAGGGCATCTGAAACACCTCTATAGGTATTAATAGTTGCAGCAGCTACTGCGAATGCTTTTCCTGCAACAGTTTCTTTTCCTGCAATATTGCTAAAGTTTTCTAATACTGCAGCAGTTTTATCTAGGTTGTCTTTTTTAGCTTGTGCTTCTGTTTCTGCAATTTTTATTTTTGCATCAGCTATTTCTTTTGCCCTTGTAACACTTGTTTGCTCTGATTGTTCTGTAAATTGGTCTAAAGCTATTTGTGCATCTATTTTTGCTTGTGTACCTGCATTTGCATTATCTACAATGGCTTGTAACCTTACAGATTCCTGTTCTGCTTCTAGTACATCAACTTCTTGTAATGCTAATAATCTAGCATATTCATCTTCTATCTGTTCAGCATTAAATCTTTTTTGCTCTATTGATAGTAATGATTCACTTTCTAGTTTTGCATTTGTTAATTCTATTCCTTCTTTATCTAGTGCATTTTTATTTACCTGTTGTTCTGACCTAAATCCTGTAACTGTTGCAAGCACCCCTTGTACTTCTGCTTCTGCTTCTAATACTGCAACGTAATCTTCTGTCTTTCCTGTTAAATTAAATTGTGCTTCTGCTGATGCTTTAACCAACTCTGCATTTTTAGTCATTTCTACTTCTTGCTTGTCTAGAATTTCAGATAATTTATTATTAGCTTCTATTCTATCTTCAATACTTGCAGTTTCATCATCTCTAATTTGCCTTTGTAGTTCTGCTTGTCTGTCATATTGTTCTAATAGTATTCTAGATTCTGCTGCTGCTAATTGTGCAGATTTTTTTAATGCTTGGTTTGTTTTAGCAGTTTCTAATGCAGCTTCTACACTTATTTCTTTCAAGCCATTAACAACTTGCGTTCCTATTTCAGAAACTTCTGTAATTGCTTCCCCAAAATTATCTACAATGTCCCCTGCTGCACCTGCTGCAGCTTCACCAACTTCATAAAGATTTTGTTTTGTTTCTAATATTGCAACACTTAATTCTGCTATTGTTTTAGTATCACCACTTCCAAATGGTGATTTTTCCCACATTAATTGTGCTTCTTGAATTGCTAATGTAATTCCATAAAATGTAAGTTTTAAAGGTGTTAAAGCAATTGTTATAATACCACCTATTACTTTTCCCAAAGCATCAAAATTTTCTGTTGCTGATGAAACACTTTTATAAACATCAACAAAAACATTTACTACTTCATTAAATATAATTTGGGCAGTTGTAAAAATGGTATTTAAACCATCCATTACTTCTTGGTTTTCTTGTATTGCAGAAGAAACAAATTCAAATGCTTTCTGTAATAAGAATATAACACCTGTTACTTTTGCTATATTTTTAACAGAAGTGCCTACCTTCTTAATTCCTTTTGCACCATCTTCTGCAGATTTCTCTACTTTCTTTAAAGCATCAGCAGTTTTTTTATTTGCAGATTCTACATCTTTTTCTAGCTTAGAAAATTCCTTTTGAAATTCATCTAAGTTTTTAACTGCTTCTTTATATTTTAACTCAAATTCAATTTCTATCTTTTTCGCCATTTAATTTCTTTTTTATTTGTTTAAAGCCCTCTGAAAATGTTTCTGCTAATTTATATTTACCCTGTGCAATTCTTATATTTTCAGTTTCCCCATTCACTACCTGTAGTAAATCAATTATATTTTTTATCATAATGTTATAAATGTTATTGCTGTTGATGGTGCTGATGTATCTAATAAGACATCATAAGCAATTATAGTTACCGAATATGTTGTTCCTGTAGTTAAGCCTGTAATTGTATCTGAATAGGTTGTTTGTAATGGTTGTGCCATTGCACCACCTACAGGACTTCCATTGAATGAAACAACGTAATAAGACATCGTAATACCATCAGGTGAAACAGATGGACTCCAATTAATAGTAACAGATGTTGCCCCTATATTAGTAGCTGTAACACCTCCCACTGTGCTAGGTGGATTCCCTGCTGTTGTTAAAGCAGATTGCACATCATTTAATAATTCAAATTCTGTTTTCCCTGTTGTTAAGTTAGTTGTTAAAGAATTAATTTTATAGTTTTCTTGACCTAATTGTATCAAATCATTTAACTGTAAATTATAATAAATCTTCATAGGTAGGTATGCAGTTACCTTTGTAATTCTTCTACTTACATCAAATACGTTTCTAATGTATGTTCTGTATTTAGTATAAAATAAAGTATCTGTAAAAGCTAAAGGGTCTACTGCAGGTTGAAATGCTTGGTATTCATTTACCTCATTACCAAAATGAATATTAACCTTGCTTGTGCTAGACTGTAAGGCTAAAGCATTTGATGGTATAAAATAAGTATCAATATCAGCCACATTAGTTGTTTCTGTATCTCGTATTCTTATATTAGTTGTACTTATTTGCATTATACCATAAAAAATTAAAGGTGAACCAAAATAAGGTTCTTCATTATCATCTACAAAATAACCCCATTGAACACCTGTAGCTGCACCCCCTTGTGCATTATAAAGTCTTTCATATTGCATATGCTCAAAAGGCAATTCTACTTTATACGACCCTGTAGGTGCATCAAATATATCACCATCTAAGCTGTATGATAATGTTCCCCAACCTAAATTGTTTTCTTGTTCAAATCTTTTAGCTAATAACGTTCCTAATCCTTTGTAGGCAAATTGAATATTTTTAAAAGGCAAAGCAACATTTACAGTTGAATTTGTTGTATCTAAATATTTATCAATATTAATTGGAATTGCAGAACCTGATGCATAATAACTATCTAAAGTTCTAACTACAATAGTTCCTGTTCCATCTACATAAGCTGTTAAATTAAACATCTTAAAAAGCCCTGTAAGAAAATCTATAACAGTCATCTTAGGCATTTGCTCACTTATGTTAAATTCCTTAAAAGCAGTTGTAATAAAAGTAGCTGCATTAGAATAAATCATTTGACCATTTGAATTAAAACCTGTGCTTCCTGTTGTCCAACTTACAGTCCATTGAATTCCACCAATAGGAAAAACCATATTAGTAGAAGATGCAATTTGTACTGTATATGTACTATCATTCCAAGGCACTATTATTAATTGTTTATTCCCTGTTCCTGTAACTTCACCAACTACTTGTGAGCCATTTCTAATAACCCTGATTGTGTATTGGTCTGTGGTATTTGGAGGTGTTACATTTAAAGTTAAAAACGAAATACTGTAAGGTGATTGAGCAGTTAAAGCTAATGCACCATTTGAAACATTTGATGTTAATGGTTGGCAGTTATTAGTAGGTACACAAACAGTAGTTCCTAATTCTGTTACTTGTGTGAAATTTTGTAAAACTTGAGCAGGGCTTTCTACTGCACCTTTTTTTCTATGAAGCCATAGATACAGGTAATTAAAATCATCATTTGTTGCATCATTAAAAAAGTCATCTGAAAAAGTTAATGTTTGACCACCTACAAAAGTTTCTGCTTGAATAGCATCTATAATAACTTGTAATTTTATAGCGTACTTAAACTGATTCCATTCAACTCCATTTTGTTGTTGTTGCCCTGCCCCTTGGTGTGCTATATTATTAATAGTTGCTTCAGGGTCAAATACATTATGAACCCCACTATCATAAATTAATCTATTTGTATGTGTAATTAAAGGTACTATAATATCACTATCATATTTAACATTTTGCATTATATTTGTAACATCTCCAAAACTATAAATTTTATTTAATGATTGTGGGTATTGTAATGCAGATAATTGAGTGCTTCCTAAAATATCTTTTAAGTTTACAGTATTGCCAAAAAATGTAATATTGTAAGTATGTGCTACATTGTTTTTTAACTTGACACCATTTAGTTTTATTAACCCTTCTTTAAAAGGTAAATCATTTAATTCTAAAGTTGCAGGTTGTTTATTTCTTGCATCGTATGCAAAAGTATTATCCCCACTTGATATATTAAAATTATAATAGTGCTTAAGTATCTTATTATTAACACTAGATGCAGGGATTGCAAATGTCTTTGTAAATTCAGTAAATATTTTATTGATATCTTTTACATTCTGCAAAGTTTGAGTAAGTGAAACAGTTTCATCTTTAAATAAATCTACCCTTTGACCTTCTATGTATAGTTGTAGCTTTTGCATCTATGTTATTCTATGTTACTTTATGTTACCTTATGTTATTTATGTAATCAAATGCTTCTTCAAAATTCATATTGTATTCAATCAACCTGTCATTTACAGAAGTTTTAAAAGTCATTGATGAGGTTTTAACTTTTACAGGGATAACTTCTACTATATTAGTTCCTTTTTTTAACCTTTCCATCCAAACATATTCAGATAATAATAATTGCTCAAAGAATTCATTTGCAAATTCAGGATAATACCCTGAACTTAAAACGTGTGATTGTTTTGCTTGTGTATTAAAAACTTTATTTGCTGCATTATTAACTGAATAAGTAGCTGAATTATCTGTAGTAGGGTACGTTATAGTGTTAGACTTATAACCTTCATTTGTTCTACCTATTGATTTCACTTCTTTTAAAAAGAACCATAGTTCTTGTTGCGTACCAAATTTATTAATAAATATAATTTTTCTTCCTGCACCATATTTAGTGCAATCAATTCTTTTTATGTTTATAGTTATTCCTGAAATTGTAGTACTTGTAGCACTTGTTGAGTATGTTACAGAACCGAGTGCGCCACTTGAAGAAATATCTGTTACTGTTCCACTTTTTCCTGTTGGTGTTAGTATTGTAAAAGTAGGTGGTGTTATACTATTAGTAATATTATCTTTAGCTATTAATACAGTCGGGTTTGTTCTATCACCTATAAAAGATGGGTTTACACCTTCTTCAAAAGTTCCATAAGATTCAAAACCTCTATCTGTAAATGTCGTAGCAGTACCTACTACTAAACCTGTGCCATTCAAACCTGCATAGTTGGTTAATACTGTAACAATATCAACATACTGAGTTATAAAATTACTATCATATTCAATCCCTAAATAATCTCTAGCAAGTTCTGATATCTCAAAATTTACTGTCGTAGAAGCTGCTACGTTTTTTGTTAATGTGTACCTTAAAGTTCCACCAACTGTTACTGTACAAACAGTAGAAATCACCCCTGTAGCAGCGATTGGTTTATATTTAAATTGTGGACTTCGTAATGCTATATCTGCCATTGTATTTATTTTTCTGTAAAAATCATTTTAGATTCTATGTCTGCTAAAAAAGCATTTGTCATTGCTAGTTCGTATTTTTTAATTCCCTTTTCAAAAGGTTTAGAAAAGAAATAAGTTGGCGCCATACCTTGTGCATAAATACTTTTCTGCAACCAAAAGCCCATACTTCTATAACTTCCTTTTTTAAATTGACCCCCACCTTTTTGACCTTTCTTAACTCTAAATCTTATATTTTTTCTTTTTGCCCAAGACACCAACATATCTAAAGGTGGTCTTTTAGACTTATAACTAAATTTACTTAAAGGCGCTTTTTGAATACCTTTTCTTCCTGTTTTTTGACTATCTACTAAACTAGGGTTTGCACCCTTTACACCTTCATCAACAAATGCCCCATAGTCTTCCATCCAAAATTCTACTATTGAAGCAGTATTATCTTCAACTATTTCAAAAGATATGGAATTGTATAAAGCACCATCACCCTTGCCTGATTTAGTTAAGTTTGTTTTAGACTGTTGTACAACGTATCTTGCATAATCAGTAAGTGCTTTTTCAACCTCTACAAATTCCATTAGCAAATATAAATATCGTTATAAACCTGAATATTCATTGTTGCAGTCCATCCTGCTAGTTGATTTTCAAACCTGTCATAAAATGGTTCTAAGCTAGGACTTCCGTCTAATTGATACATATCTGTATGCAGGTTACCCATTCTTAATTTTTGTATAACCTTATTTAAAACTGCTAATTGAGTATTTAAAATATCCTGCACATCATTGTTCCCTGTAAAAATATCAACTGTTTCTAGTTTTGATTGATTTACAATATCAGATGATAATATACTTATATTAAAATCTAGCGTCTGCTCGTTTACAACTACGTTATTAACGATGATATGTGACAAAGGGAATATATCCTGCTTGTTTAAATTAATATCGCTTATATCGCCTGTGGTGACTGTATTGACATTTATATCTAATAACAGTTGAGTTTTAATTGTTTCAGTTAATTGATAAAAACCCCTTACTCCCTGATTGCTCATTTGAATTTGTTTTTAATTTGTTTTGATTCTAGTTCTGCTTTTTCTTTCATAAATTCTAAGGCATATAAGCACTTGTGTACATTTAATTTAGTGATATCTTCAATTCGTCTAACATCGTTTTGAGCGAGTGCAGAGAAGATGCTTTGATACCATCCATATTTTCTTGAAAAATTTGTTGCTCCATCAAGTTGTCCATTTGACTGCCCTCCAAATAATCCATCATAGCTTTCGACAAGTCTATTCCTAAATTGTACAAAAAAAAAATTGACCCAAACACTACATCCATAGGAATTTCCTGCAAAATATCTTTTGATTCTACATCATATTCTTTAATAAGGTATTTACCACCTATTCTTTCTTTTATTGGTCTATACAAAACATTCATTGCAATTTGCATATTCTGCCAATCACCCATATAAGTATCTAAATCTACATATTCACCTAAAGAAATTTCATCTAAACTAGGAATTATCCCATATTCAATATTGCCTAATTTAAAAGTTCTTATAAGTTGTGGTTTAGCTTCAAACATTTTGTTTAAAATTTGCACAACCTTGTCAGCATCAGCTAGTTTTAAAAGTCTAACGCTTTTTGCATCTAGGTTACAAAATATCTCTATCATTTTACATTGCAAAAAATACGAATCTTCGTTGCTTTCTTGTATTTTTAGAAACTTTTTATATTGCTTTAATGATATCTCTGATAAATCACTTGGTATTGTTAGTTCAAATTTCATATCTATATAACGTATTTAATTGAGTTTTTTATTTAGCTAAAGTAATAAAAAAAAGGCAGCCATTTCTGACTACCCTTTAAACGATGTTGCGTACCCCTACATAACAACACCATATTTTTTTAATACTATATCATACTTGCTTCAAAACAAGTCCCTGAACAATAACCTTTATCGGTTTCTAATGGTTCACCACATTCTGAACATTCGTATTCTTTTTGTTCGTGTGGATTTAAATAATCATCCCAAGCCATATGTTAAATATTAAAGATTAAACCTGTTATCATTCTTAGAATAAAATAACTTGGTGCTATTACTATTATTAGTGTCTGTAATTTTTTCATCTGTTCTGTTTTAAATGGGGCTTTCGCCCCGTTGTTTTTAGTTTAATTCGTAATTACCTACTTCTATTCTATTGTCATTGCCATAACTAAAAGAAACATAGTTCTTTTCATTTTTAAATACATACTTAATAGAATTTGTAGAACCACATTGAAACCAATCAGCGCGAGCTTCTTTAAGTCCTTTACTTTCTAGCATAGCCTTGAAAGACTCTAGACCGTTATTGTTATAAGTTGTAAAATCTGTGTTAAAAAAAGTGTTAAAAATCATAATGTTCTGTTTTTAATTAATGATAAACAAATATATAACTATTTATTTAATAAACAATAAATTTAATAACTTTTTTTTAGTGTAGTGTATATTTACCGAAATTAGGTTTGCTTAGAACTGAATATGTAGCATATCGTATAGCATCAATTAAGTGGTTATTTTTATCAATAGGTTTATTAATCATTTTTCCACTTCTGTCTTCTTGCCATTTGTAGTTTCTGAATTCCTGTATTGCATTATGGCTATCTTTTAAGATATGTATTTTAAAGCGTTTTAACAAATCTATTCCTGCGTTTACACTATCAGCACCTTTTAAACTTGGTCGTACATTCCAACCCATCCTACGCAGTTCTTCAATCAATCTAGGTTCGGCACTATCAAAGTAAATTGTTTCTCGTTCTATTCCCACCTGTTTCCATTTCTTATGAATATCTATTGTGGTCATTTGGGTTTGATATAAATGTTCTTGAATATACAAATCATATTCTTTTCTGTAAACACCTACCAAAGTTGTAGGGTCATTTGTATATCCTGCATCTGCACCAAAACTGATAAATTCTGCATCATTAGGAATTTGATTTACTTCAATATAATTAAAGATGGTAGACCTACTAGTTCCTTTAATACCTAATCCATAGATTTGCCAATACTGTTCATCAGTATCTTTTAGCCTTTCAATTTCTTCTTTAATTGTATCACTAAGGAAGCTGTTATCCAAATAAGTAGTAATATTAAAATCGGCATCTTTTCTTGGTATTACCTTGTCATAAATCCAATGGTATTCATCTGATGGATTAAAGTCAAGAATTATTTTATCTTCTGTTCTAAATACCAACTGTTGCCAATCTTCATAATCTAATTCATTTGCTTCATTGATAAAAAGCAGGTGTCTTTTCCTACCTCTAACTTTTTGAGGTTGGTCTAATGAGATGAACTCAATTAGGTTTCCATTTAATTTGTATTCGTGATTTGATTTATTATGATTGTCTTCAAAATAAGACTTATGTAATTTTAGTATATCAAAAAAATCCCTCATTACAGAAGCACGAACTGATGGAAATGTTTTCCTACATATTGTAATTGTCTTACCCCTGTTCTTTAGGCAGTAGTGAAATATAATGTATAGCAGTATGTTGTAGGTCTTTCCTGACCTAGTTCCACCTTGTTCTATAGATATCTTTTTATCTGTTCTTAAAAGGTGCTTAAAAACACTATTTGTCTTTATTTTCAATTATTTCTATTTCAAAATGTGTAGGCATTCCATCTGCTCCTGTTATTTCTTGTCTTTCAACATAACCCCTTTTCTTACCTTTTGTCTTTAGGTAGAATATTGTAGCTGCAGTTGAATCAGCTGCAATCTGTTTATGTAATTGGCTTTCTGCAAAATCTAAAGCTACGTTTTCTATTTCCTGAACTGCCATTGCAAACATCTCATCTTCATTTAGCCATTTGTAATATGTGCTTCTTGGTATGTCTGCTTTCTTACAAGCTACTGTAACAACTCCTAGGCTTTGTTCTAGTGCTGCTAATAGTGATTCCTTTTTTATGTGTCTACTTTCGTTCATTGTTTTTTGGGTTTATTTTGTTCTTCCTTTTAACTGCCCTTTCCCTTTTCTTTATATTTAACCTTGTTACTTCTTCTTTATAAGGGTAACAATGTTTTAATTGTGCTAAAGTATAATAAACGATACTTGCCCTGTAAAAATCTTCTTTGTAAGGTCTTAAAGGCATAACTCCGTGGATTTCTTCTTGCCCTTTGAATATACATAAAGCACCATCAGATTGTTCTAAAGCAATTCTATATTCAGGTAAAACCAATTCGCCACCATTGCAATGTTCTTTTAAAATTAACACATTGCTAAAACTTCCTTTTATATTACCACTATCTTTATGGTATTTAATTGCGTGGTTTACGTTTATATTTGCAGTAGTGTAAGGTGTATCAACTAACCTGTAATCATTATCTACAATTTCCTGAACCTTTTTCAAATCATATTCGTACAATTCAGGCAGGTGTTTTTTATATATGCTACAAAGTGTTTCTTGAAATGTAAATAGTTTATTAAAGTTTTTCTTTTCTTCTATTGTTTTATTACTGAACCTACAAAAGTCATTTCTTAAAGCTATTCTAGGTAATGCACCAAAAACACTTGACTTAGTTGGCAATGCCAAATGTGTCCTATATGTTTCTACATATTTTGTTTCCTTTGCTGCTTCCCTTACATAACTTAGTAATTCCTTATCAACATTTATATATATTCCTATACACTCACCATTTAAATAAAATGACGTATCACCTTTTATTACTTCATCATAATCATTTTTGCTAGGTGTATTTTGTAATAAGCCACTACAATCTTGGTGCTTTGTTAGGTCAAACCTTTTCATTTTCAAGAATTTTATATATTAATGTTCTGTAATCTTCACAATTATATTTTAAAAGTAATTTTTCTAACCTATCAACAACATCACCAAATTCTTCGTTTTCAAATGGGATAGTAATATTCTTTATTTTAGCATCTAAAAACCTATTTAACTTTTCTTCTGCAGTATTTAAACTGTAATCAGTATTATTACTAACTTCTTCTTCAGGTTGCCAAACATCTAACCCCCATTCTTTCAATTCTACATTTTCAAAAGCATTTGCAAGTGCATCCCAATCCCAATCTCCAAAACCCACATTATCTTTAATAATAAATTCTTGTGCTTGTTTGTCATTTAAATCTGCTGCCTGTATAATATAGACTTCTTTTAGCCCAAGTTCCTTACAAGCCTTGTAACGCATATTACCACCCAAAATAACATTGTCCTTATCAACTACAATTGGTCTGAGTGATAACATCTCAGGAAACTCCCTTACACTATTAACAAGTTTTTGAAACTTATGTTTGTTTATTGTTCTAGGATTTGCAGCATTTTCTGTTATTGATGATATGCTGACCTTTTCTATTTTAGCTTTAATCATTGTTTATATTTTTCAGCAAGTTACAAAAAATTATTTTCTGTATATTTTTGTGATTATTAATTGAAATATTCCAAAGTAAATAACAATATCTTCTTCATATATTTGTTCATCTTCAAAAGGGTAATGCCTGATACCAAACAAAACCCCTTTAAAAAACCCTGCTTTAATTTCATAACGTAATAATTCCATAGTAAATGCTTTGGTATATAACGTAATAAAACCTAAATCTTTTATTCCCAATCTTCAGGAAATAACTTTTTAGCTATTGCCTTTCCTACTTTTGCTACAATTACTGTAACGATTATCCAAAAAATTGCTTTTGTCATTTTTTATTTATTTAATTAATTACCAATGCATATCATTCATAGACGTACCACTTTCTATAATCTCACATTTGTCTTTTGATTTCCAACTCCAAGATTTTTTTAATAAATTAACTCGTTCAATAACCTCATCAATTTTATCTTTTGGTATGTCTTTAAAAAGAAATAGTAATCTATCATAATCGGTTGTAGGGTTTTGTTTCTGTGCCTTTATTGATTTAATATCTTTTTTTAATTTTTGATTTTTTTCTGAAAGTTTTCTATATTCATTTTGAAGATAATGTATTCTATCTATTTCATCATAATTTAAATCACTTTTAAATTGAAAGCAGGATTCTAATTCAGCAAGTTCAATGTTTGATTTTTTATAAATAGGGTACATTTTAACAAGATGTATTACTGATGCGTGATCTGTTTTTTTACCCATTGAAGTAAAAAAGTTAGCTATGTTAGTCCATCTCATATTCATTTTGTTTCTAAAGATATGACAAGCCAATGCCCTTAGCTCTACATATTCTCGTTTTCTAGTATTTTTGAATATATCAATGCCTGTTATTTCAACAATACGTTCTGATATTTTTAAATAGTTTTTATTCATTTCTTAAAATTTTTATTTCACGTTCTAAATAATCTTTTGCTTTTAATAAGTCCCCTAACTCATCTTTCTTTTTTCCTGCTCTAGCAATATATTTCAAGATATTACCCCTGTTAAAGTTAAGGGAGTAATCGCTACATACGTCTATAATGTCATAGTCTTTCCCGTTATCGTAATGTATTTGAGTTGCTTTCATTCTGTTCTTAGTTTTAAAAGGTGGTAGCATTCAGAATATTTCTGTCTTGCCTTTCCCCTGTATTCTTGTTTAAATAATTCGTATAGTTTTCTAGTATATTGGTATTTGGTTGTACAATCTGCAAAATACTTTTCTGCAAACCTTTTCCCTTTTCCTTTAAAGTAGTTTACATTGTCAGCAGTATCTCCCATAATCATCTGCTCATAAAAATTATACATTGCTTCATCTTCTGATATGTCTAGTATTTCCTGATGCTTGTAATGGTAATTATACATAAGGCAAGGGAACTGCTTGTAGTCTTTATCTATTGATACTATCATCACTTCATCCCTACCTACTTCCCTGCTTAGATTAAACCAATACCTTGCAACGATATCATCTGTTTCAATACCATACCCATAAACTGAATCATATTGGTCTTTTACAAATTGATGCATCTCGTGTAATAGTGGTGGCAATTCCTGTTTTTTTCTATTGGCTTTATAGTTGTTTGTAATTAGCTTTCTAAAATTTCCTTTTGAACCACTAAAAGTAACTACCCTGTCAATGCTGTACATATCTTCTAACTTGTTTACAATAGCCATAAACTGTTGGTCAAACTTATTTCTAGCATCAGCTATATCTGTATAGTATTTTTCATCTTCAGGATGTTCTCGTTTCTTATAACAACTTGCAAAAATCAAACTGTCTGCATCTACCAATAATATCATAATTCTGTTTTTTTAAATTCCACAATGACCACTATCACAATCGTTAAAATCATCATCAAATAATTCTGTTTGTTTTAAACTTTTTTTTATGTCTTTGTATTTCACACCATTTTTAAAAGTCCGTTTACCATCTCCATTTTCCTCTGAATCAATAAACCATTGAAATTTGTTTGGATGCTTTTCACTCATATGTTTTAATAAAATTGGAGACCTATGAAAACAACCAACACAATTATTTAAATAAGCAAATCTTACATTTTTGCCTTCCCAATAATTTTCAATAGAATCTTTAAAAGTTGGATTATCAATTAAAGGAAATTTAGGTTTTTGCCATTCTATGTTTGACCAACTATTTTGATTGCCATTTTTAGTTCTTCCTGTAATTGTTTTAAATTCTGAATTTCCATTTTTATTAGTTTTTTCAATCATTGTTTTTGCCCTTCTTTGTTCGTTGGCTCTAAACCCTATTCTCATTTCAACAACTTCATTTATTTCTTTTCTCCACCAATCAAAAATAGGTTGCAGCTTCATTTCAGTAGTACAAAATCTTTGAGTAACATTTGGCAAATATCTTTTACCTTTTCGTACTGTTATTTCATCAAAAGTTTTACCTGTAACCCAATCAATTTTAGAGCCTATAAACTGTTCTAAGTCTAACATTGTATAAATAATCATATCTTCTTCTAAAGTACCTATAAATTCAGTTCCTAACCTATCAGAAACTTCTTGTCTTATTTTAGCATCAGGGAACAAACATTTTTTGTCATCTGTTCTAACTAAAGAAAATACATTATAATCAGCAGGGTAATTTGCTGCAATGTAACTTGATGTTTTACCACCACTTAAACTGTTTACTGTTTTCATAATTCTTTTAATTCGTCTTTAATCAAATCTAAATACATATCCTGCATCTTTTTATTTTCCTTTACAACTTGGTTTATTATGAAAGGCAAGTCTTTGATTAATTGGTCTGTATTATACACCACCCAATTATCTTCACCATATCCTATATAAAATTCTCCGTCTTGGCAATAAAGCTGATTTGTTTCGTGTATGTATGTATGCTTACTGTCTGTCATATTGTGATAAATTTATTTGTAAATAATTTCTTAAATCTGAATTTTCTTTTATTCTAAACTTAATTGTGATATCAGTTATTGATTGGTCTTTTTCTGTATGGGATTCGATTGACTTTCTAAGTTCATCCCAAGCTGCTTGATTTACTTTCATACTAAATATAAATCTAATTCTTTGGCAACATAGTTGATATGCTTTTGCGTAGTTTGTGACCAATACCCTAACTGATAAAGTTTGTCACCTGCTATGGTAGCAACGTGAGTAGTGTAGCTCCAAACTTGGTTTCCTTTAATTGTTAAATTTTGCTTGTACTTTGCTAATTTGTAATTCATCTGTTCTGTTTTTAATTATTTTGAAATGTAATCCATTGATACTTTTAAACCCATATCTAAACCCTTTTGAAATGATTGAGTTGCTAAACCATAAAAAATGTTAGTTAACTCTGTGTGTTCATTAGAACTTAAATGTATATTAAGTGTATCTAATTTTTCAAATGCTTGTGCTAATTCTGATTTTTTTGTTTCTGTTTTCATCTGTTCTGTTTTTAATATATTTAAATTGTTAATTATTCTTCTTCCCAATATGCAGTGTAGTAAGCATATTCTTGTTCTTCGCCCTCAGTTAATTTATACATACTTTCTTCTTCATCTTCTTCATTTTCTAAATTTTCCAAAGCCATTATACAATGTTTTAACTTTTCTATTATGTATTGTCCATCTTCATCTTCTACTATTGTGTAACCAAATGAGTCTTTCTCAATTACTTTATAAGTTCCAGTTAATTGACCTTGTGCTACTAGAGTAAAGTTTTCTGACTCATAATAAAATTCGTTTTGTAATGTTATCATAATATTCTGTTTTAATTATTAAACTTAAACAAATATAAAACAAATTACCTTATAAACAATAAATTTAATAACTTATTTTTCAGAAAGGTTGATATTTATTATACTAGCTTGATTTTCAGTTAGTAAATAAACATCTTTAAGAAGTCTTTTTTTTGTCCACATTGTAGTATCAGGACAATATTTTTTCACAGGTGCAGGTAATTCTAAATTGTTTAGCCAATATAAGAAGTTTCCTTTTGGGTCATTAACAAAGTATAGTTTTATAACCTTTTCATCTAATGCCATCAAAGCATCGTACTTGTCTTTCTCAAGCATTTTTTCTTCATAATGCTTATTACGAAATTTCATTTCAATAACACAGTCTTTTCCTTTTGGTGTTTTACCTATTGCATCGTATCTAGTAAACCCTTCACCACACCATTTCAAATCCCAACCATCTAGGTTAAGCAGGAAAACCACAGCCTTTTCCCACTTGTTAATCTTTTTTATTCCCATTGTCCCATATGATGTTTAAATCTTTTATCCATCTGTTTATGGTTTTTGGTGAACAAGTACAGGGTTTATAATATGAATGCTTGTAGTACTTTGAGTGGAGTTTGCAAACCAATTCAAATTCGATAGCTGATATGTGCTGTTTGTTTCCCAACCTAAATTCTCCCCAATCAATTCTATCTTCTTTTTCAAATTCTACCATCTTTTAATTTTTAAATCATTCAGGTCTTTTCTTCTTTTATCGCAGTTGCATTTGCTTCCCCTAAAGGTATGGTATTTTTCTACAATAAATTTGATGCCTGTATATTTTGTAATGTAATAAATTAAATCTCCTAGTTTCATTTGAATTTTGTTAAATATTTTTTATTAATTACATATGTTTCACCATTGCCAAAATCTTTTATTTCTTTTAATTCTGTTGCTTTTGTTCTTTTTATGTGTCCTATTAATTCAACAGTATTTTCTTGTACCCAAGCAAGAACGTAATGGTTTGCTTTTTTTCTTTTAAATTGATTTGCATTTAAAAGCAGGTCAGGTCTTTGTTTTGAGTTTGAGCATTTAACATCTACCCCATATTTAAAATCATATCCTGAATCGCCTTTTCCTATTGTAAGAACATCAACCTTTTCCCCTGTATGAATTGAATAAGCAAGTTCACCAATTACACCAATGTAGTGTCTCCACCAAGCAGGTTTGCTTTTAAAGAAATTAGAACTGTTTTTTGTATCTGCGTGATTCATAGAACCTGAACGTTTCATTGCTAAATCTTTGCACCATTCTAATTGTTGTTCTGTTAATGTAATTATCATATCAATTTTTTAAGTTTTTCTTTTACTTTTCTATAGGTGTTATAAAGTGAATAATATTCAATATAAGAATTTCTAGAAAAATCAGCAATGCTTTCTCCTTCATTTACTATTTCAAATACCTTTCGGTCATACCAAAACATATTTTTTAATTCATCTTTTATTTTACCATATGCTTCATCATAATCAACATCATAATCATATTGAGATAAATTTGTATCTTCAATATTAACTATCGTGATATTTTTCCCTTTACGTTTTAAATCTATGTATAAAGTTTTAAGTACTTTAAATATGTAGTAATAGTTTATGTCGTTATCGTGATATATGATGTCTAAGCCCATTTCTATTTTAGGTATCACTTTTATGTACATTTCCTGAACAATGTCCTCAGCTATCATTTTATTACAACCAAATGAACTAACAACGTTAATCCAAGTTTTGTGTTTTTTAGCTAGTAATAATATAACTTCTTTTTCAGGCATTTTTTTTATTTCAATGGGTCGTATAAGTCTCCAACTATTTGAGGTAAACCAAAATCATTAACTTCAAAACTAAATGTATCAAAAGCATATCCCCTGCTTCTACCACATTTAACTGTGACCCAATTTTTATTTACAGTATTAGCTTCTAACTGAATAACTGTTTCTGCTTTCTTTTCAAGAAACGAGCCAAGATGTCCTGTTCCTAGTTTAGAACTACCAAAGTTTTGATGTATAACGTTTATTATGTGGCATTTATAAAGTGATGACCATTCCATAAGTTTCTGAACAAGATGATTACTTTCAGAAATATTATTTGCATCAGAACATAAGTCTGCAATTCCATCAATAATGATTAAAGATGGTGCTTTAATTTTTTCTTTTAAATAGTAATCTATGAACTGAATTCGCATTTTGTAATCTATTGACCTTAACCCAAAGGTATGATAAATTTCTGAATTAATATTAGAATCCATTTTATGTACCCTTTCAAAGACCTTTTGACAATGCCACAAGCCTTGTTCTGTGTCAATGTGTACTAACTGACCTTCTGTACCCCTATGCCCTTTTATATCGCCCCCAAATTGATTTGAACCACTAAGATAACAAGAAGCTAATAATGATATAAAAAATGTCTTCTTTGTTTTTGGTGGTGCAGTAACTACTGATAGGTTGCCAAATGTACCAATCGGTATTGGAACTATTAAATCCCCTTCTACCTTATTTGATTTTACTAATTTTTCTCCAAAAGATAATGCTACAGGTGGATAGGCTATTTTTTCTTTTGAATCTACAAAGCAGTCTTGTTCTATAAACTGCATTAACATATTGTGTTCGTTCTGTTTTTCTGTCATTCGATAAATATATAAAAAAAAAGGTATAGATAATGAAACCTATACCTTTAAATTAAAAATGGTTAGTTTTAAAATGGTAAATCTGCATCGGCAGTTGCTGCAACATTTGCAGGTGCATCTTCTTTTTCTGCTAAAGCTACTGTTCCATCTGTCCAAACGACCTTCCCATTTCCTAGATAGTTCTTTGCTACTTTTGCATCACGTTCTTCTTTAGTTTGTGAATCAATAAAAGCTACATTGTTTCCGTATCTAGTTTCATCTTGAACTGATATGGTTAAATTGTAATAGACTGCCCCATCTTTTCCTTTTACGAATTTCTCCTTTGGTAATCGGTCAACTCTAATTGACCCTGTAATAAGTGTACTCATAATTTATTTATTTAGTTGTTAATTTATTTATTTCTTTTTTAATTTCTAGTAAAAAACTTTTCGCTTCTATAATAGATTTTTCATAATCAAAATAATCTAAACTTTTTTCAGGATAATTATTATTTATATTATAAAAACAATTTACTAAATTTTTAGCATAATTTTTTGCATTCATATTATTTAGTTATTAATTTTACCTAAAAAAACTTTTCTTCTTACCCAACTTGACCTTGATAGTCTTTCTTTTTTTGCTTCTTTTGTAATATAGATAAAATCTTCATCTGAAAACCTAATCGTTACAAGTTTATTCATAAGTTTATTCATATTTATTTATTTAGTTATTAAATTTATTCATCTGTATAATTAAACTCTGCGTGTTCCCCACAATCAGAACAAATATCTGATTCCCATAGTGGGTATGCCCCACAACAATTTGATTCAGTCATCTTATTTCTTTTTAAAATCATCTGATTCATCTTCTCCAAATACCCCTAGTTCATAAAAGCCTGTCAGTTTTAATACTGCCCTGCTTAATGCTCGTTTCTCTGCCATTTCCACAACATACCAACTTTGGCAATTTCCGTCTTTATAAGTAGTTCCTTTTAAAGCACTACCAAAAGTTTCACAAGTATAAATAGGCTTTAAATCTAAAAATGCAGTTGCTTTTATTACTGCAAAATTAGTTTCACATTTAATTACTTTATAAGCAATCTTAATGTTTTCTTTAGCTTGTATTTTTTCTATTCCTGACCTTGTGATTATAGTAAAGGTTTTTTTATTATCCCCAAATCCAATTTCTTTTGTAAATATATCTTCTGATGTTAATTCATACTTTAGATATAAAGCCTTTAATTTGTCCCTGTTCATTTTTATTTATTTAATTGATTATTTACTACTTCTAATTTTGCTTCTAAAAATGTAATCTTATTTAGTAATGCTTCTATTCTATATTCATACTCCTGTATAATTGCCTTTGAAGTATCTGATGAAAAGTTAATCCCCATATTAATCTAAATTTAATAAAGTTGATTTTGCTATTTCTAGCCTTTTGTAAATAGCCATCTGCTCAAAAGCATCTGCATTTAATACTGCACCTTGTAATTGTTGTTCTAAGGTTTTAATTTCCTTACTTAATGTTGTTCTTTGTGTTTCCATTTTGTTCTGTTTAAAAAGGGAGGTTTTACCCTCCCGTTAGTTTTTATATTTTTGCTAGTATTTCCTCGTTAGCTTTTATTATTTTTTCTATCTCTGATTTATCATTAAAAAACAAATCTAAAATCGTTTTATAAAATTTAATAGTAGACCATTCTTCATCTGTTAAATCGTAACTTTTATCTTCCCATTTATCTAATAAAGATATTAGCATTCTGTAAGTTCTGTTGTTACTTTTGTAAACTTCTGTAATAATTGCTGAATTTTTCATTTTGTTCTGTTTTATTTATTAATATTAAACAAATATAAACAAAAAATTTAATAACTAACTATAAAAGACAAAAAAAAAGGATAAAAAATTAATTTTACCCTCCTTTCTTTAACAGAACAGAACATTCAAATATACGTCTTTACATTGAATCTACGAAGTTTTTATACCTTTTAATCATATCTTCTAATTCAAAGTCTGATAGCTTTATTATTTGTTGTGATTTAACGTGTAATCTTTCTGCAGTTCCTTCACCATATTTAGCATCTAGGTTTACTGCAAATTTATATTGTTCACCATATTTAAAAACATTGCATCCTGCACATTGTACTTGGCAGTTAATTTCATCCCATCTAGTTGTGTAGTGTTTACGAGATTGGAAATGTCCGTTTTGTAGTTTCTTCCAATGGTCTTGTTTTCCACAGGTAAAGCAGGTAGATATTTCATCAACTGAATTTTTTAGTCTTATATATTGACTAAATACAGTATCTAGCTTTTTAACTATTTTACTTCTAGTTAATTTCTTTTTAGATGGCATTATCTAGAATTTCAATTATATGTCTTATTTCGCTACGTTCAAATTTACCTTCTACCTTACTGTTATATGTTTCAAACTTAATTGAATACATATCTTTTTCTTCTTTTTTATCTTCTTTGAAAAGGTGTTTTACGTCTAGTTTAAATTGCATAGTTTTAAAATTTTGATTAAAATGTTTTTTTTTGTAGAATAAAAATAATAAATTTACATTTTTTATTTACTACAAATATCTAAATATATATCTAAAAATATATCTAAAAATATATATAAACAAATATAATAATAATATAATAAAAATAAAGACCTAGAAATTATAATCAATAACTACTTTCCTATTGATTTAATCTTTTCAAAACCTCTAGAACCAAAATAAGCTGCTACAATTAAAGACAATAAACCTGTAATAGAATCTAAAGGGTATTCTAGAAACCAACCTGCAACATAAGATAAAGAAAAAAATACTAAAGTTAAAGGTCTTACGTTTTTAGATAACCAACTATCTGAAGCCATATCTGATTCCCAACGTTTAGTTACCTCCTGCATTTCCATTACATCTATTTCAAGCAGTTTTAAAGCAATATCTTTATCTTCCTGTGATATATTACTATCTTTTTGTATTAAGTCTTTAGCCTTGCCTAAAATGCCTACACTTGGTATTACATCACCTACTATAGATAATATTTTTGGTGCAACATTTTTTAAGAATTTACCTATTCTAGTTTCAGCAAACTTTTTTTTAGACATACTATTCTTTTTTATTCTTATTTAATAGATACCATTTTTGAACAGTATATCCAATCGTGATACTTAATAAAAGTATTTTTAATAAAACATCTATATTAGACATTGAAATTCCAAAGGTGGTTAAGTTAATAATTATAGTTTTGTAGTCGGTTATCATTTCTTGTCTATTTGTTGTAGCTTTTTAGCTGCCCAATTAATACCTGATGTTCCACCCCAACCTAACCAAGCAACATAACCCTTGTCTTTCCAAGGTGTGCTTTCAAATTCAGGGTTTACTTCTGCGTTCTTTTGATGTCTTTTAAAAGATGACATTCTAGCAATGGTTTCCCTGCTTATTTTTTCTCGTTTAGCTAATTGATTTGCTCTAACCCATCCAACCCTAGTCATTCCTTTTACTTCATCACCATACTTGTCCCTCCATCTTAATACTTTTTTAGCATTATTAGAAGCACTTTTAGGGTAATCATTATAAGTTTCAAGGTTTATCATTTTACCTTGAAAAGAACGATAGCAAATGGCTATAGCTTGTGATTTATCGTGATACTGCATTACCTGTGGCACACAGCGAATCATAAATTCACTTTGCTTTTCACCAATTTTTTTGTTTGGAATAGGCATATCTTAGCAATTTTTGCAATCAGACCAAGTGTAGTAAACACCTCGCTTTTTAGTTACTAATACTTGTTTTCTATTGTCTTCTGATTTATAAGAAACGTGAAGCCATTTTGGTTCTGCACCAAATTCCCAAATAAGTTGGTCAAAATCTAAATTGTCTTTTATATAATGAAACATTTCTAGATTAGTCTTTCCACCCATTGAAGTAATATCCATTGCATTACCTGTTAAGTGACTAGAAACCTGTGAGCCACCAATACCTGAATTTAATTCTTCAGACCTATAAAAACTATTTACTTTAATAGGGTTTTCCACCCATTCCCTTAAAGGTTCAAAAACCTTTTCAGCAACCAATTCCATATTTTCAATATGTTCAGCAGTTGGCTTGTTTTTTATGCTGTATTGTTTAGCATAATTAGAATGGGTAGCTTCCTTATAAGAAATATGTTTACTTATTTTCTTCATCTTTTTCTTCAATTAATTCAAAAGAACCATCCTGAAGATTTATGTTTACTTTACCATAACTTTCTTCAAGTTCTTGTTTTGATTTTTGCTGTTCTACCATTAGTTCAACATACATATGATTCAAACTATGAACCTGAGTTTGTAATAAACCTAAGTCGTGTAAAATAGCACCTTTTTTTTGTTCTTGTTCTTGTAAACTTTTTAATTCGCTTTCTGAAATTTTTGACATTTTATTATTTTTTAAATGGTTAAGTCGTAAAGATACTAATTTTTACATTTACAGTTTTCAGATTCTAATTTTTCTATTTTAGCTGTTAGTTCTTGTATTGATTTAACTAATAAAGGAACTATTTTAGAATAGTCAACCCCTTGTATTTCTTCTGCATCTTTTTCTCCTGAAACTGCATCAGGTAAAACTTCTTGAAGTTCGTGAGCCATAACTCCGTAACTTCTGCCTTCATATGTTTTCCATTTAAAGTCATAAACAGGTATTTTAGAAACCATTTCTAATCCTGCAAAGTCTTTTAAATCTTCTTTTAATCTATAATCAGAAGTAGTGTTAAATGAAACACCTGTAGTACCTGATTGTGCAACTCCTCCAATTTGAACATTATTGTAATAAAAAGCTGTAAAATCAGCACCACTAACTGACCCTGTTTTATGCCCTACTTTAATAACAGTATTTGCTGCATCAACTGCTTTTATATAAACAGAGCCATTTATAACAGTATCAGAAGAAGTTCCAAAACCAAACTCCCCCCCACTTGTAATACGCATTCTTTCTGTACCATTATTAGTACCAAATCGCATATAATTATCACTATGGTTATACTCCAAATAACCTGTATATTGACTACCTCCTGAAGTTCCATCGGCAAAATATAAAGATGAAACCCCTGCTATCGCACTAGCAATTGTTATTCCATTATTTCCTGATGTTGTACCTACAACTAAATTATCAGCATTATTATCATAATCCGAAGGACTAGCCGTTCCTATACCTACGTTGCCACCATCTGATTGTAAAACTAAATTCCCCCAAGCAACCGCAGGTTGTAAAACATTTATGTAACCTTTATTATCTGTTTCATTATACCCTACTCTAACTCCGTAACCGCTATCAACTCCAAAAATTGCGTGTTGAGAATTAGTATCTTCATTAGTGTAAGCAGGTAAAGTAACTTGTAATTTTCCAAGCGGACTAGTCGTTCCGATACCTACGTTGCCTGATGTTAACACAGTAATATTAGTTGCATCTCCGTTTGCACTTGTTCCAAAAAACGCTTTACCTGCTTCTGCAACTACATAAGCATTTGAATCATTATCAGCAACCCTTAATTTTGCTCTATTTGTTCTTGATTGAATAGTTAAACCTACTTCGCCACCACCCTCACTATTAAATATCGCAGTTTTTGTTTCTCCTGATGTTGAGTTTCCTAATTGTAAGCCAACACTTGGACTATCAGTTCCTATACCTACATTACCTGCTGAATCAATACGCATTCTTTCTGAACTACCATCAGCATCAGTAAATGCCAACCCATCAGAACCATCTAAAGTGTTTAAATAAAATCTTGAACTACTATTTTCATAAAATCCTTGATATACTTTGCCACTTGTTGCATTTAAATTTAATAAATTACCAACACCTTGAACAGCAAATTTTCCAAAAGCACTCGGTGTAGTCGTTCCGATACCTACGTTTCCTGAATCTATTGTAACGTATGCACTTCCCGCTGAAGAAAATAAAGAAATTTTATTATTTATACCATATATTTCTGTACCCGAAGCAACACCTCCTAAAATAGAGTTGCCACCTGATTTAAAGTATTTATTAGTTGCTACTGTTACATCTCCTGCAAAAGTTGCGTTTCCTGAACCTAATAAAGTTAAAGCATTTACAGTAGTTCCTGATGTACGAAGTTGAAAGTTAATTGCTGCTGCTGCTCCATCATAAGTGTTTTTAATGTTTAAGTTTGTTTCTGCTGCTGCTAAATATTCAAAAACCCCTTTATAAGCATCTGTTAATCCTACGTTAACTGTTCCTGCTAAACCTGTTCCAACATTTACATCCCCTGCAAAAGTTGCGTTTCCTGATGCGTCAAGTGTTAATTTTACCGCAGTACTATTGTTTGTATAAAATTTAAGATTTGCACTACTCGCACCTATTGAAAAGTCTGTACCTGAATCGCCCCAAGTGCTTGAATCAGTTATATATCCTAAATCTGTATTGTTTGCCCTTTTTATATTAAAGTAAGCACTATCAGATTTTAAACTTAAATTTCCTGTAACATTTACATCCCCTGTTACACTAACCCCTGTACTTGTAGTTGCTAGTTTTGTTGAACCATTGTAAAATAAATTTACTTCCCCACCTTCAAAGGCAGTAATTAATTGGCTATTTTCAGCGGGATTTAATAATCTAAAAGCATTTGTTGTAACATATAAACTTCCGGTTCCTGAGTCTTCAATAAAACTATCACTTCCATCGTGGGATATTTGTAGGTCATTACCTGTTCCAAATATTGCTTTACCATTATCTGCTAAATTAATATTTCCTGTTGCTACTAAATTAGCTAACTCTAAATCTGCTGCTGCATATCCTGCACCACCAATATTGACTGTTGTTGTAGGTTCTACTGTTAAGCCTTTAAACAGCTTGAATTTATTAGAATCTGATGCGTCAGAAAACAATCCTAAGAATCTTCCTGTACCATCATTGTAATCTCCATACAATCCAATGTCTAAACTATTGGCTGTATTATCTTTTGCTAGTTGAATCAATGGGTCAACTACTGCTAGTGTTTGGCTGTTTACAGTTGTTGTAGTTCCGTTAACTGTTAAATCTCCTGCTATTGTTACATCACGCCCTGTAGTTAAATCTCCATTTCTTGAAATAATTAAGGCAGTTGTATCTAAAGCATTTGCATCTGATGTTCTAAATACTATTGATTCAGTTACTGCTGCTTGGTCTATGTATAAACTACCTGCTGAACTTCTTAATATACTATAACTGTCGTGAGTTAAAAATAATTCTTCACTATTACCTAAATTAACTTTTTGACCTGATAATACAGAAACATTTCCTGTTGCATCTACATTTCCTGTAACTGATATTCCTGCGTTTGTAGTTGCTAGTTTTTGATTGTTATTATAATAAAGATTTACTGCTCCATTAGCACTAGCAATAATCATATTTTCAGCACCATCAGATTCTATTCTTACAGTATTAGATGAAATTTTTAAATCTCCTGTCCCTGAATCTTTAAGGTATGAATGCGAACCATCGTGATAAACCTCTAATCCATCACTAGCTGTTCCATAAATAGACTTTACATTATCATTGTGGATAGTATCGCCTGTCATTGTTCCACCAATCAAAGGTAGAAAAGAACCACCTGCTCCAGTAATCGTGCCTGTTACTTCTAAATTACCTGTAACTTTTGCTCCTGCTGAAACTGTTTCTAATCTTTTTGTTCCATCATAATAAAACTCGTTTGCTCCATCTGTCAAAAATCTTGCTAAATATTCAGAATTTTCTTTTTGTAAATTAACACCTGTACCATTACTTGTAATGTTTAAATCTCCTGTTCCATTATCTACAATAAAAGAATTACTTCCATCGTGATATATCTGTAAGTCAGACCCTGCACCGAATAAGGCTTTTCCATTATCTACAAAAGTTGCATTTGCTCCTACTGTTACATTTGTTGTAGTAGATAAAGCACCTGTAATTGATACACCTGTGCTTGTAGTTCCTAGTTTATCATAATTGTTATGAGATAAAATTACTGCCCCATCTTCAAAAGCACGAATCATTGTTTCGCCACCGTTTGCAGACCTTAATTTAAAAGCACTTGTATCAATTATTAAACTTCCTATTCCTATATCTTGTATATAGCTATTATTACCATCGTGATAGATTTGTAAATCAGAGCCTGTTCCATAAATAGACTTTACACTATCAGCGTGTAAAGTATCGCCTGTCATAGTACCCCCTGCAAGTGGTAAGAATGAGCCACCTGAACCTGTGATAGTTCCTGTAACTACTAAGTCTCCTGTTACTTCTGCTCCTGTATTTGTGGTTTCAAATCTTTTAGTTCCATTATAATATAAATCAACTTGTGCATCTACTATTGCTTGAATAGAAAA